ATGGCGGCCATAATTACTATAATGATTAGTGCAGCAGCTAAGGCTGCTATAGCCGTCACCCAGGGCTTCACAGCCATCAGGCACCTGCTGGACGCATCAACACAAACAATATCAATGCTATCACAACGATAACAACAGCCCAGACCAAATAAGTGCGAGTATCTTCAGTCATGGCTCCCCCCTTACGTGCCCCATTCAATAAAAAGGACCGCAGCCACGATATCCCACCGTCGCTGCAGTCCCTCTTGCTCACTCCGGTTGAGGACGGAGCTTGCAAACTTTACGCTTGACGATTACGCCGACGACGATGCAGACCGAACAGCATGCCACATGCTGCGATCAGACCGGGGATACCTGCACCGGCAATTGGACCAGGTACCGCAGCAGCAGGAGCCACATCAATACGGAAGTGCTCGAAATCCGTAATGCTGCCACCAGCTACTGCAAGGTCCATGTCCCAAATACGCTCACCATTGATTGCCTGGAAGTCATAGCCGTTCTGGCCGTTCTTCAGAACATCACTGAAGTTGAAGTTCTTGAAGGTGCCATCGCTCTCCAACGCAGTGACATGAAAGAGAACAGTGCCAGTACCAGTGATAGAGAACACGTCACGCGTGACACCAAGCTCCGTCAAGTTCAAACTATCAAACACCGTGATGTCAAGATCGCTAGTGTTGTTGATCTTGATGTCGTTGCCGTTAGCAGCACCTGTGAATGCGCCGTTACCGGACAGATCACGGAAGCGTACCACTTCGTTGTTCTGACCATTGAGATGACCAAGGATCAGGTTGCTACTGGCAACGCTAGAGAAGATGACATTATTACCAGTACCGCCTTGACCATTAGTGTCGAGGATGATGTCAGCTTGCGCTGACCCGGCAGCAAGGACAAGCATTGCTGCCGCAGCTAAGAACCGTTTCATTTTACGTACCTCTGAGGGTTGAAGAATGGACTTGCTAGCCTGGCGAGCATGCACTACCATCGACCGTCCTGAAAGTCTATTCGAAAAATAAAAGGACCTGCCAGGGTCACCTAGCAGGTCCTCCAACGGATTAACGAAGTGTCCGGGCGAGTCTACCCCTCCGTCAGTCCATTACTGTGTGACTTGAATTCCATTGACGGTAATAATAACCTCGCCTTCAACTTCAATATCAATACGCGGTACAATACCTGGTATAGGTTCTTCTACGTCAGGCGGTTCTACCTCTTCACCATCTAACGTGCCGCCAAGTTCATCGGCTAGTGCTTCGCAGATTTCATCAAAAGTTTTACTGTAGAGATCTGCATCAGCTTCGCTATCTACGAAGCAGATTTCCAGCAGCACAGCAGGTTCTTCGGTGCCATTTAAGAATGCCAGATCTGTTCTTTTCTTCGGTCCACGATCAATAAAACCGCACGAAGCGATCGCAGCCGAGAGCCTGCCAGCAAGCGCACCCTGTGTGATGTATAACACTTCGGTACCCATCGGCTTGCTAACTTGCTCGTAGGCATTGAAGTGAACGCTGATATCCAGATCGCGGTCTTTGGAGTTATGCGTCGAGACGATGCGGTCAAGGTTCTGACTTTGCGTTGTGCTGACATCATCGTGGAAGATCTCAACATGTACCCCACGTTCACGTAACTCATCGGCCAAATGCTCCACCACGCGCCGAGCCTCGTCTACCTCATCCAGGATGCCATGAGCACCACGAACTTTAAGACCATGGCCCGAAGAAATCATAATTCTTTCGTATGGCATGGTAACGGCTCCTATCGGTTGATACTCAACGATGACCTCGTCATCAGTGTCTAGCTCAAGCTGCGCCATCAGCCCAGGAGAAATGTCAGCGCAGCGGCCAGTATCTTCATGCGGACCCCAGTCACCTGGTACCGCCAATGCGATATATCCATTTTTAGGATTGGTGACTTTAACTTTCATCTTCGGTAACATAGTCTTCGGCGTTGTCGCGTAATTCCATCGGCAAGCGATATAGTACGCTTCTGGGTCGAGCCGCCGAGCCAGACCCGTGGTGCCGGAAGGTTGGTGGTCCAGGAATAATTCTGGTGCATCTGATACGTCATAATAAAAAGCAAGACCTTCCGAAGGCGATACTCCAGTATCGTCAGGTCCGCCGAACCACGAGACCTTACCGCGTAAGGTGGTCATCTTTATCAACTCGCTTAATGTGGAAGGCATAACCGAATGTGTAGAGGTACCAGCCACCCATCTCAGACCTGTGGACCCGAATGACTTTCAAACGTTGCCACAGAGCCCACAGGATCGATTTCATCGATACGATGCTTCAATCGCTCGAATGATTGCATGACGCATACGACGATGGCATTTATGCTCACGCATAATTCTGACGAGCAATCGTAACATCTTCCTCATCTCATGTTTCATCGGTCCCTCGTCGGTGAGACGTGAAGCTCTTTCGTCATCACATCGACAATCCGGTTGATGCTTGCCTTGTTGTCCTTGGTCGAACTTTCCAGTACCGTCAAGCGATTGTTGATGTCACTGAGATGCGGGCTGCCACGCACCTCCAAGGTATTGACCCGCGTCTCCAGCCGCACCATATAGGCTGTGACGCTAAGACCCGCTGCGCCGATGGCGATGGCCTGCGCAATCAGGAAATACACCAGAGTGGCGTTTTCCTTCAGCCATGATCGCGCGACGGTCATCATTCATGGATTGCCCTGTGCCCGAGAATATTTTACGGACGCGCCATATGTTGCGGCAGTAATGGTATTCGTGCCGGACGCATTAAAACTAGCTGATGCAGTTTTCAATCTGATACCATTGGACAAGCCGTCGAAGTGTGCGCCACGAGTGGCGACGTTGCCGTTGATGGTCACACTGTTGACCACGCCACCCGCCCAGATAAATGGACCGCTGGCCGAAGCATTTCCAATAAACGAGGCTGGCAACGCTGGCGTGGGCGCTGAAGCTAGGTTCTGTGTGCAGAGTGTCTTGAAGCCAGCGTTCGGCGTGTTGGCAAACGGGCGCTGCCCGAAGTTTGTCCATGTCTGTGAATTGCCATACTCAGAAACACCGGGAGTGTAAGTCCCGGCGATCAACCCAGTGAGTGTGATCTGCAACGTATTGTTTCTAAAAATCGCGCAAGTGTGGGCATCAAGGTCTAGCTCGAAACGAATGGCATCGTTCGCCACCATGGCTGAAACAGTGGCGAAGTTCACGCCCTCAACTTGAACCAAACCGTTATAAAGATAGCCGAAACCCAAGCACGTTCCGCTACCTGGATTAAGACTAACGCCGGATGCCGGGATAACGCGCACCGCGCCAATTCGCGGGCTGGAGCCAGCCGAACCATTTGTTATAATGGTGTGTTCCCAAACCCATTTGCCCGACGAAACGCCGATGGTGGCGACAAGCAAGCTTTGATCTGGATTGGTATCAGCGTTGTAGGTATAAAGATTGCCGTGATTAGTGACAGTGTACGAAAGTAATAATTGACTCCATGTCGCATACTTGCCATGCGCTACGCCACCTGCATCAGTATAGTTGGTAGGACTGTCAAACAAGCTGTCGTTGCTGGTTCCCGGTGTCACGCTTACACCGGATTGTCCAAAGTTATTGGCGTTGCCGCTGCGGTCCAGCAGCAAATTAGGCACCGTGCTGTTGTCGGAAAAATCAAGACGATAACCGTTGGTGCCGTAAGTTCCGATATATTTTTTTGGTGACCATACCCCGGTCACCGGATCAGACAAACCAAACGCCGACGCTGGTTGCGCCAGTCCATCAACGGTGTTTACTTCAGCGAGATAACCGTCGAGGTAATAACCGCCGCCGTTTTGCACGCCGATAAAATTGTATGCACCAGCGCAATTGCACGACAGCAAAGCGTTCTGTGTCAGCGTCATAGTACCGCCGCTGGCCCACGGCGCAACCGCTCCATTGACCTCAAGCATAACGATTGGCGTTGCTGGCCGAGTGTCTATCGAAAAGCAAATATGCATCCACGCTGACGGATCGAGATACGCCGCAGAGGTTACAAGAATTACCGGAACGGCAGCGGCTAAATAAACAACCGCCCTCAAATTCCCGGCTGGAGTGACTTGCAGCACAATGAAGTTGTTGGCGTCGATGGCATAATGAAAAAGGTAAAAGTAGTCGTTGCCGATTGTTATGGTCCGCCTGTACCAGAAGCTCGTCGTAAAGACCCGCCGGTCCCCTGTCACGGTCATTGTTCGGGATATGTACATTGATCGCGCTGCGACGAAGCGCAGTGACCGCGCGATTTGGTAAGCTGCTGCAACAGCACCCGTCGCACTCAATCCCAGCGATGGGATCATTCCCGGCAACATTATTTGAAGTCCGCCCCAAGTGAACACGCAACAAAAGTAGCATTCAGCACATAGTAAGAAATGATGTCGAAGCCGTTCAGGGTCGGTACAGGCTTGGTGCCGCCAGGAAACTTATAATAGGTGCCCCACGTTGTGATTGTGCCTGTTGCACCAGCACCAAGAATTATCAAACCCTTTTGTCCAATCTTTATGTTTGTTGGATTGTTAAGTGTGCGACCAGCCGCGCTCAGCGACCAATAGAAGTCGATACCGGCGCTGAAGTCTGGAGCAACTGCTCCAGCAGTTTCTGTCATAAAATTAAGAGCAGCAGCCGCGCTCCACACCGCGCCGCTGGTGAGCATCTTGGTCGGCGCGGAATTGCTAACGTACTCCGCAGCGGTCGCCGCCACTACTGCCGCATCAACATAATCCTTGCGGACTGCATTGGCGGCAGCGGGCGCAGTTGGCAACGCAATGTGCCCCGCCATTGTGCCGCCAGCGAGGGCGAGCTTTTCGCTATCAACCTCTGCTAGTGCTGCTTGAACATTGCTTGCGGCAATGTTACCTGTCGGTGTGAATGAAACCGATGTGGCGTTGCCACCGCTAATCGCTGCCCAATTAGAATTTTTTCTTCCGTAGGTGCCGCCATCTGTCGGTGCTTCGGCTATGATACCTTGCGGTCCCGTTGGTCCTGGAACTCCCTGCGGTCCTTGTGCTCCAGTATCGCCTTTCGGCCCTGTTGGTCCTGGAACCGTTGAGGCTGGCCCTATCGGACCTGTCGCGCCCGGTGGCCCTTGTCCGCCGACATTGCCAGGCGAACCTTGCGGACCCATCGGACCAGGAACGCCCGACGGACCAGGCGGTCCCTGTTCACCAATCGAAATTATTTCAAGATCATCTTGACTGTCGGAAACTGACACGTCCGAAAGATCAGCAATGACTTCAATGTTATCAGTCACCGGCTTGGTCCTGCTGAATGTATCAATACACCAGACCACACTTCTAGCTGCAGTGCGTCAGGCCGAGTACGAATTAAGGAATGAACGTAGGTCCCTGGCGTGAGAACTAGAAGCTCATCTTGTTTCAACCAAACTGTGAACAGACCACCAGGCGCATTGGTGATAATGATGCCGCCATTCTCAGTAGTCAATAGCATAAGCTCGGCAATGTCGTCCGCGTTTTTGCGAACACCCATCCGCATCTTATTACCGGTGAGGTCTATCGGGGAAGTGTCTGTTGATTGGTAGGCAAAGCCCCGATAGAAGTCAGCATCACTGGTCGTGGTGATGTTTACAGTGGCCATTTACTTATCCCGCTTGCGCCAAGCGTCCGAATTCATAATCTCCTTAACCTTGTCCACGGCACTCGGCGGCACCGTCAAGACGTCGCCGGCTTCATAGATGAAGTGGCATCCCCAACGGTTCATCTTGATGCCAGCTTCCTGCATCAGCACAATCAGCTGGCAGTAATCGTGAAGATTGATTTTGATTTGCATAACGACCTCTACGGTTTGTTGATGCGATAGCATTGAATATTTGGTTGCACCGGAATGCCACTCGGCGGTCCAGCCTGCAAGATTTGATAGGGTCCGCCAGTACCCCACACCGATGTCATGAACGACACCTGATCACCAACTGTTAGCTCAACATGCCCATGACCAACCGAAGCAACTTCAGAAGCGATGACTGCGCTGTAAGGTGCATAACCTACCGCAAAATACAAATCTGGCGTCGATGCCCGCTGCCGTCTAGCTTCTGCATAAGTTGCATTTATATTCAGAAGATTGCCATAACTAAAAATCACGTGGAATGCCCATAACCCATCTTCACCAGCCCCAATGGTCAGCACGCTCCCCGCTGAGTATGTCGAAGTCACCAGCGTGTTGAGCATGACGTTGCTGATCGAAGTAACCTGCGTCGCTGTATTATTTGGAACGTATTGGCCACCGGGCGCAGGCATCGACGCGATCAAGCTCGGCCGCGTTAATGGTGTCGGAACGAGACCAATAAATTGGAAATTCACACCATCGTAAACCATCAACAGAACCTGACCGGCAATCGCATCACCCGCTGATGGGTTGGCCCCACTCGGCAGCTTGACGAACTTCGACGCCAGTCCGTTGATGGCAATAGTACAAGCACCATTGACCAATGAATTTGCGAGCTTGACTTCGATGGTCAGGCCTCCAGCACCAATGGCTGTAATCGCCGGACTGAAATTTGCTATGATGGTATTCGCTACAATTCCGGTGTCGAGACAATAGGGAATGCCGCTGGTCAAGTTAACGGTGCCGGACCCACCACCAACTCCATTGCCAGTCAACTGCCAATGCACTCCATCAAACACCACTGTTGCAATGCCACCAGTCGGCAGTGCGTTAGCCACCGGCAACGTACCATCTGGCATTCTAACAGTAGCAGCACCAAGACCAGCGTCCAGCGTCAGATTGGTATAGGTGCTGTCATTGAGATTGCCGTGCAGCACCTTGACGCGAAGCGGCAAGCCAGGGGTATAGCTCTCCAGCGCCGGATAAGGCGCAACCACCATAGCATTTTGTCCGCCGGTATCGACCAAGAAATTAGCTGCTTGCCGCCGCATTGCCCGCATCAACTGATACAGATCAGCATTGTCCGGTGTCAATCCGTTCGCTTGAATGGCATTGACAATCTCCCGCTGTGGATATTCAATCGACGCCGCTGGCGGGATCGAACCCATGGTGCCGGTCGATGGATTACCATTGATGTATGGCGCATTCGGATCGGTAATGCCATACGGTTGATTATATTTCATAACAAGCTTCTCCCGCTAAGGTGTCCCGGCCATGTCGCCGCCGGTCTGTAGACCGGAATAATCGAAGATGATCTGGGTGTGTGCTGGTTTCCAGCGATTAAGCAGACACTCCAAGTCATCAGCAATACCAATTCGCAAATGCGGATCAACTCCGCACTGCCCACTGGTACAACGAAACCAAACAAGCTTAGCTTGTTGGACATGAACCGTCCAATAGAAGCGATTGGTGTCTGGACCTAATCCGTAATACGGCCACTCAGAAAGCTCGCCATCACTAACAGGAACATCACCACGAGCATCCATCCACGGATTGCCCCACTCATTGAGCATTATCGGAGGCTCTTTGCCATAGACCCGAGCATCCCCGACGCGATCCAACCCAACTACAAAAGTACGATATTCCGTGATGGTAATTGTATAACCAATTTGAGCAGCAACACTGATAAAGAATTCACGCGACTGCGCACCAACCATCGTCATCCGCATCATCAGCGCATTGCGACGCTCGCCAATGGTGAGCGGAGCTTTGTAACAAGGATCTGGCAAGCCCCAATTGCGTTCCCAGTCTGGCAATAGCTCTAGTGTGTAGCGCGGATCACTTTCACGCTCCAGCAAATCAGCAGCACGACTATCAACGAAGCCCCAATAATAACTCAAGCCACGACAAGTCTTATAAAGGATGCTGTCTGGAAATCTCGGCCATGCTATCCCTGTTGGCAGCAAAGCCAAAAAGGCTTCTGTGTAGTCATCACCGCCGCGACGAATATGTCGGTCACTCATCAGCCCACCGACGGATCGAATAACACAGTACCAAGCACTGCCATATTTCCGGGTGACTCCATGACGTAATCTTCATTGGTGATAAGATTGAACGAGATAACGCTTGCGGCATTCATGATGGCGCTGGATACCCACGCCGAATAGATAGTCTGCCCTGGAGCGGCAAACTCAAACAGCATATCATGAAGGCTGTTTTGAATCTCAGCCTGTGTCTCTACAGTGTTTGGCTGCAGATTGTCGATGGTGATATCCAGGAATTGTTTAATTGGCGCGACCACATAACAATCCTTAACCGTAACAGGACGCTTCAAATTGATATAATTATGCACCCGCTGGATATCATCCGGTGTCGGCCATCCGTCATCATCTGGATATAAATCATCCATCAGGAAACGAACGGTAATTGTCCCAGGTCCCTGCTCCGGAGCGGCCCACGCTCGCGTAACCCCAGGGACCGCCAGCGCCCACGCTTCATAATCGTAGGCCGCGCCTCCCATTGGAGGCTGCTGGATGCGGCGCAGGATACGCGCCCGCAATTGGTCATCAGTCTCAACATCTGTCCCACCAGTCAACGTAACAACTATTGCACTACCATCCACATTCAGCACCGAGGTAGTGACATCGAGTGTATCGCCACGTTCATGATTGCCAGCAGCACCAGGATTAATCGCTATAATATTGACCTCAGTTGGAGAAGTACCAATCACAATCGCTTCTGTCGTTTCATAAGTCACAACAGTATCAGAAAGCTGAATGGCCGCAGGAACGATTGCCCCTACAGTGCCTGTCATTGTAACAGAACCAGAAGCTAGCGCCGCAGCCTTGCGGCCCGTACTCCCATCCGCATTAACCAGCCAGATGTCACCATGTCGATCTAGCCACTCCGTCTCTGCTGTATCCGGGAGTAGCTGGAGCGCCAACCAATCTATGTACTTCAGTACCAGATGAGTAAGCGCCGCCTGCGCGTCAGCCAAAACCCGAAGGACGCTATTGCCGGTAAACGAAGCGCGGCCAAGACTGGTGGTGATTTCACCCCTGACCAGTTCGCGAACATTCCTAAGCGTTGGTGTTGTCCAGGGCATTATTCTTTAATCCCTAACCAGAGGTTTTGGAATTGTAGCTGTATCTCTTCAATCGGTCCACGATAAACAACAACAAGAGCATCGATCCGGTTAAGCCCGATACGCGTTGCTGTGACCGTAAACGCGGTGCAAATCCGATTATCAATCATTGGTTGTAATGCTGTATTGATATAACTCTCCACCAGAGCCAGCGTTGAACCTTCCCGCGCCTCCGCAGGAGTTATCTTAGCCCTCCTCAGCAGCCAGCACTTACAACCGATTGGCCACCCATTCCAAATCGACGCAGCATCAAGATCGCCCCACCACCCTTGTCGATCATCACTATCAAGATCAGGAAGAATATCATCTATATCTGCGAGCGAATTGGTCAGCAAGGCGAGCTTAACAGTATTAACAAGTTCTTGCGTCTGATCGAGCGTAGCATCGGACAACTGCAGCCAATCGGCCCAGGTCCCAGCTAGACTTGTGTGGTTGACTATCCGTACATCAGTCATTGCGACAACGCTATGATATCACGCTGCATGAATGCTGGGTGAACGGTTTTATTCTCAGCAATCAGCTCATCACTTCGCGACCCGTCTCCATAGATGCGATTTGATAGCGTCAAGGCAGGATAGTTAATTGGCATTTGATATCTAACAATGCGAGGCAACTGAAGCTCAGTAACAGCCAGATGCTGAATGAGCAAGGCAGATAGAGCTATAAAATTTTGATAGTCATTAACCACAAATGAATCTGCCTTATTCAACTTTATATTTTCAATCGCCGCATTCATTCGAACGATTACATCATCGACACTAGCCCGGCTATCAAATTCAATGGTCGCTATAATTTGTGATTGCTCAACGATAGAAAAGATAATTGCAGCATTCACAATTGTAACGCCAAGCAAATATACCGGAGCTTCAGCAAACATGGCATTGCGAACATTGTCCATCGAGTTCAATGTTGCTCCTGCTAACCGCGCCTGTTCAAAGCAAGTATACAACTCATCACCAAGCGCAAACTTAGATATGGACTCATCAAGATCACTAAACAATTTACCAACCGCAATCCGGAGATTTGCCCCATCCACTCCAGTTGTAGAGATGGAAAAACTCGTCAACGCAACAATCAATCGACGCATTATCCCAAGTGCTTCCCTGCGCTCTGGCCTTACAATCATGCGTGACCTATGCCTTGTCCAGAACGAGAAGCATCGGAGGAAGGCTGGTTAAGTGTCTCCGCCGCTCCGTCGCCTGTCGTACTGGCTTGCCCCTTTAATTGCTCAGAACTATTCATCTGCACCGGATCATTTCCAGCTGTGCCAACCTCTACAAACGCCATTTCAAAAGCGCAATAGCCACCTCGCTCCCGACTCTCTGTCACACTATAACGCTCGCAAATACACATCTTGGGTTGCCCCAGATAGGGGTCAACCAGTTGTGCACCGGAACTGCTTTCAAGCGCGTTGATCAAAGCTTTCTTGGTGACATTGTAACTCGGTCCAATCAGATAACCAGTCATCTGGTAGCGAATGGCGCTTTTGCCCATGTCCTCCGCGTATGGTGTGTCACGTTTTGGATACTCATGAAGCACCACGCGCCGTCCACTAGATCGCCCCTGGTGCTCTACGTGAAAGACCACGCCAGCATAAGACGCTGGCCGTAGGCGGAGGCGCCATGGTGCCGGTGAAACCTCTTGGATCGTTGCCATGCTAGATCGCCCACCACTGACCAGCCCAAATGGCGGCCATTGTTTTAGTCGGACCAACAACACCTATGTTTATCACACCATCGCTACCAACTTGAGCATCGTAAATCATGATCACCCCACCGTCCGGCAATCCAGGCAAATTGGTGGTGCTATACCAACTGATTGGAATAAACGCCATTGCCTGACCAACATACAACGATGTTGTTTCGATTGCCGTTGCATTCAAATATGACAATGTTACGTTAGCGCCAGGAGCCAATGTAATTGTGGTCTTGCCACTAACAACAAGATCACGGTCAACTTTAAGATCACGCACAACATGATGATCCACTCCAGTTGTCATATTATTTGCTGATGTTACATCATGCTTCGCTGTTACATCATGATCAGAAGAAACATCCCCTCCATTCACAGTTTTCAAAAACTGCGCGTTAATGCCAACCGTCATGTTTGCATCGTTGGCCATTTAGCTAGACCTCCGCGTTGGCCTGTTTAGCTGGACCGCCTTCA